TCCATAATTATTTTTAGATTATTTTTATCCCTGTTTCAGATTTGGTATCCTCGTCTTACTTCCGTCTTACTTTTATCCTACGCCCGTCTTACTTTCGTCTTACTTTTATGATCCTACATTTTGTCCACCGCTCAAGGCTTACCTATAATTTGTCCACTATCCACGCTCAATAGTAGCGAGTGAGGCCCCTTGTGGAGTATAATAACGAGTAATATAGATAAGGAGTATGTTATGCCGCTAAAACCGGGGAAAAAGAATATAGGTCGCAACATTAGGGAGATGTTGAGGACCGGACATACTAAGGACCAGGCTGTTGCCGCTGCCCTCAACAAAGCAGGCCGTAACAAGGCTCGTCGCACGCTAAGCAAGAGTCAAGCCAAACGGCGTAAGCTCTCTAAGCGACGCTAAATACTGGGGGTGCCAGGGTACCCTTAACATAATTTAAACGGCGTGGCGGGCACGTCAGGTGGCAAAAATAATCACAAAAAGAATCGAAAAACATGAAAACACCGATAAAGCTCTCAGATGATGCAGTAAATGCCTTGACCTCCATGATACTCTCACGGGCGTCAAAAAAGACGATCAACACCTTTTTGGGCGAGGATAAATACGCCAAGTACAAGGATGATCCGGTGGGGTTTTGCGAAGATATCCTTGGCGAGACATTAACGGACGACATTAGGGTTATGATGGAGTCTGTCCGGGATAACCAGATCACTATTGCTGTATCAGCTAATGCTACGGGCAAGAGCATGCCCTTGAGTTGCAGGGTCCAAACTCTTGGAGGCAGTAGGGCTATAGGTGACATTGTGCCCGGTGATACAGTAATCGGTGGTGACGGTAAGCCTGTTATGGTTAAGGCTGTTTATCCACAAGGACCTCAACCCACTTATGAGATATTCTTTAATGATGACACCTCTGTGTTTGCAAGCGAGGACCATCTGTGGTCAGTGCGTAGCTCTTCGGACCAATACCGCAATGTGCCTTATAAGATTTACACGACCGACCAGTTAAGGGGTGTGGTGCATAGGCGCCTGCATATCCCGATGTGCGGACAGGTTGAATATAAAAAACAGTTACTTAGCATTGATCCTTATGTGATGGGTGTCTTGCTTGGCGACGGGCATCTTGGCAACAAGGATTGTTCAGTCACACTAACGTCTGGTGATGAGTGGATATTCGATGAGGTGAGGAGCAGGGTAAAAGATGTAGAGGTGAAGGACTATAAGAGCAAGGATCGTACGCCACGTGTGGGATTCACTACACAGCCTGGAAAAGAAAACCCCTTTAGGGATGCTATGAGACTGTATGGTCTTATTGGTTGTACTTCGGCCGATAAGTTTATTCCTGCTGATTACATGATTTCATCCGTCACGGACCGCAAGGCTTTGTTGGCCGGTCTGCTTGATTCTGATGGTTACATTGATTCCAGGCACAGCATGTCGTATACAACGGTCAGCAGTGTGCTTGCAAGGCAAGTGCAACAACTAGTGTGGTCCCTCGGAGGAACTGCAAAAATAAGAGACAAGGTCCCCTTTTACCTTAAGAACGGGACGAAGGTTTATGGAAAGAAGGCATACAATCTCTATATCAAGGTTCCTTTCTGCCCGTTTAGGTTACCCCGCAAGGTTGAGCGGTGGGTGCCGGAGTGTGACTTACAGAAACAAGCTCAAAGAATAATCAAAGCCATAAAATATGTCGGCATGATGGACTCTCAGTGTATCTCTGTTGATAACAGTGATGGTCTGTATCTCACAGAGAACTTCATCGTGACACACAACACCCACGGAGCGGCCAGGGTAGCGGTCTGGTTCTACCTGTGTCATCCCAAAGTCAAGGTCTTTACTGCCGCTGCACCGCCCTACGACAACCTCAAAAACCTTTTGTGGGGGGAGATTGGGTCAGTCGTTAGGGCACACCCAGAGCTGTTTATGGACAGCATCCAGACTACTCTAGATATTCGTCGTGGACCAGAGGACTATCTTATTGGTGTCACTATCCCTAGTACCTCAGAGGACAAGGAGGCCCGCTTTTCTGGTAAGCACAGACCTTTTATGCTATTCGTCCTAGACGAGGGCGACGCTATACCGGACGAGGTACACAGTGGCATTGAGTCTTGTATGTCGGGTGGCCATACCCGGCTACTTATTATGTTCAACCCCCGTAAATCGTCAGGGGCTGTATATCGTATGATAAGAGATGCAGATAGGGGCACAGGTGAGGCTAACATTGTGTATCTATCAGCTTTCACCCATCCTAACGTTCTAACCGGAGAGGACAAGATTCCCGGTGCAGTCACAAGGGAGAAAACGGTCAAGCGGATCAATATGTGGTGTAGGCCTCTCAGGTCGGGAGATGAGGAGAGTGAGCGGTCAGTCTTTACTTTACCGGATTTCCTAGAGGGCGCAGTAGCTGAGCGTAAGCAAGGACAGTACTTTCCACCACTAAAGCCAGGTAAATACAAGATACTTAACTCCTGCTTTAGCTATATGGTCCTCGGCCAGTATCCCGCGCATGGCACAGATCAGCTTATCTCCGAGGAGTGGATATCTGCAGCTAGGTCAAGGTATGACATCTATGTTGCTCAGTACGGTGAGACTCCCCCTGGTGGAGCCACTGGCGTGATGGGCCTAGATGTTGCAGAGATGGGCGATGACAGTAATGTCGCGGTTGGGAGATACGGTGGCTATCTCACGCCTTTTACGTCCTGGAGCGGGGTGAATACGGTAGAGACCGGAGACCGTGCTGTTGTGTGGTACCAGGCCCACAAGGGTATAACGAGGGCAAACGTTGATGGTACGGGTGTTGGGTCAGGCGTAGCATCATACATGCAGCTAACTACCGGTATTGTTGCGACCAGCATAAAGGTCGCAAAGAGAGCAACTACTTCTACAGATATCGGTGACTTTAGGATCACACGAGACGAGCTGTTGTGGAGGGTCAGAGAGTGGTTAAGGACTGACCCTGGTGCGATGTTACCGCCGAATGAGGACTTAGATGAGGAGCTCAAAGCTCTGACTTATAACACTGACAGTGGCAAGGTCGAGGTACTCAAAACATCAGAGATCAAGAAAATACTTGGGCGGAGCCCTGATCACTTGATGTCTCTGGCCATGACCTTTGCTAATCAGGACGGATTCTTCGAGGGCTGCGATTTCCAGGCTTTCCCAGATTGATTGATTGATTGATTGATTGATTGATTGATTGTGGCGACTAACTAAACCAGGGAGTATTTTTTTTGTTTTATTTTATGTTCAATGTTTGCGATACACTATCCTGTCCTGTATAATACCCACAATCTACATAAGTAGACCACAAATCACACACACGAATGGAGGTATTATGGAAATTGCCGAAAAATATATTAACAATATCTTTTTTAGTCCAGAAGTAGCTGTTGCTGAAGGATTTAACGATGGTACAGATTCTACCGGAGGTCTTTTCCGTGCAACAATTAATGTGCGGAATAGCCAGACTAAAGTAGAGGAAGGTTTTTATGGTCAGGTTGTTTTGGATGAAAAAGAGAAAGAGATGCACAAAGAGAAGGCAATCTGTGCGCTAAGCCTTGCGTTTAAAGAATCGGATATCTATAGGTCTGGCGAGTATGAAATCCAGAATGCTCTATCCCTCGCATGGGAGCGGTTAGAAGGTGGGGTGGAGAATTAGATCATATATGATAATAAGTTTTAAGGGCTACTCTTCGGAGTAGCCTTTTTTGTTGTATATTCATTAATTGCGCCCACCCCTCCCGTTTTGTATAATACGTACATGATTAATAAAATTGAACTAATAACATCCCCTTATGCCCAAGACATATTGAGGCCACGGATCGACTATGCAAAGGTAACAAACCAGGAGCTAGTAGAAAAGCCCTACTGGTACCGTCACAAGGAGACTGGTCAGCTATTTTACCATTTGTATGCTTGCCTTGGCTGGCCGAGCGAAGTAACTGACAACAGTGATGGGCTCCCTGGTTACGCTGCGATAGTCGGAGTGGTTAAGTCCGATAAGCCTGGCAGGACCCCACTTAATGCAAACTTTCAACTTTTAGC